GGTGCTCCTTTCGCAGAAATGGGTTTCACCATCGAAAAGGCAACTGTGACTGCTAAGTCACGTGCGTTGAAGGCAGAGTACTCTCTGGAACTCGCTCAAGACTTGAAGGCAATTCATGGTCTTGACGCAGAGACAGAGTTGGCTAACATTCTGTCTACGGAAATCCTTGCGGAAATCAACCGTGAAGTTATCCGTACTATCAACTCTCAAGCTAAGACTGGATGTCTTCAGTCTAACGTTGCTATTCAGGGTATCTTCAACCTCAGCACTGACGCTGATGGTCGTTGGTCTGCTGAGAAGTTCAAGGGTCTGGTTGTACAACTTGATCGTGAAGCAAACGTAATCGCTAAAGAAACTCGCCGTGGTAAGGGTAACGTACTCATCTGTTCTTCAGATGTTGCTACTGCACTCGCTGCGTCTGGTATGCTTGATTACTCACCTGCTATGTCTACCAACCTTCAGGTTGATGACACTGGTAACACCTTCGCTGGTGTGCTTAATGGTCGTATGCGTGTTTACATCGATCCTTATGCATCTGCTGATTACGTAACTGTAGGTTACAAGGGTACTAACGCATACGATGCGGGTGTATTCTACTGCCCCTACGTACCTCTGCAGATGGTTAAGGCAGTTGGTGAGGACACTTTCCAGCCCAAGATCGGATTCAAGACTCGGTACGGTATGGCTTCTAACCCATTCGTGGGTGCGAACCCTGCTAACGGTTTGGCTTCTGCGAAGACCAACCAGTACTACCGAATCTTCCGTGTAGATAACATCTTGACCTAATTAAAAAAATAAAGTCAAGATTTGGGGGACATTGCGTCCCCCTTTTTTTATTCTACAATTTTTTCAGGACAAAAAACAACTTCTTCGTTAGGATCATATTCTGGATTTATATCACTGTTTTGTCTAGTCTCCCAAGAAAGTGCACGAGTGGTTTTCATCTTTTCTAGGTATCTGACCGCATCATGGGTTTCGTCTCCTAAAGGTTTTCCCCTGTATGTTGCATTAGGATTAGAAAAGAATGCTCTGCGTGTTGATGCATAAGACATAATTGTTCCTTCGGCACAGGAAGTACCATCTTCCCCACCGCTCCCAACCATGCAGTATCCTCTATTAGCATCTGGTTTTTCTCCAGTCAATTCCTCGTTAACCAGATTATTGTCCGCTTCGACTGGATTGAAAGAGTGTTTCAATCCTAGATTATGTCCCATCTCATGAGCAAGAGTTCTTGGGTCACAACCAGAAACGGAAGTGGGCGAGGATGTCGCACTGCCTGGCATCGAAGCAATTCCGCAAAGAGGATCACCAGCGTAGTGCGGGGAAAGTATCACTTGTATATCTGAACCTACTCTGTTACCTATCTTCCATGCTTCACTTTTAAAAGCAAAGTAAAGTTTTTCTTTCGTATCAGGATATCCATATATGGTTTCTACGTGTTCTACAATAAATCGAATCGGAACACCTGAATTTCGAAACATCTGTTCTGCTTCACGCAACCAGTTTAATCCTTTTCTCCATCCATCATCCCTTCCTCCAAAATCTTCATGGATGAACAGGGCGATTGATAAAGGAACTTCACCAAACACATAAGGATAACCTTCTTCGTTTGTGCCTATGTCTGGTAGGTTTGAGGGGTCTTCCCAATAATCAGATCCTTTCATTGTTCGTAAACTATACCAATGTCCCTTTCCTCCGACTGGGCCTGGAGCGACATCTAAAGGAATCATGCCAGCTTCACCCGAAGTCTGTGCACTAACAGTTAAAGAAAGAACTAACGCTGATGATGCTAAAAACCGATTGAACATACTTTGAACCACCTTATTATTATTGTTTTGGGGTTTTTTATTATTTATATAAATAAAGGGTAGAATCCTTGGAGAAAGTTATGGCACTTACAACTAACCGAAACTACTTACAACCTACTGGATTTAAGTTCATCATAGAAAGAACTAACTATCCTAACTTAGAATATTTTGCACAGAGCGTGACACATCCAGGCTCTTCGGTTCAACCGTTAGAACTTGCTAACCCTAGAATTGTTGGTATCCCTCTTGCTGGAGACAAGATCAACTACGGTGAGATGTCGGTTGATATTATCCTTGACGAAGACATGACTGCATACAAGGAGATGCAATCTTGGTTGGAACGTATTATTAATGATGGTCATGTAGAAGACTCTTTTGGTAGCAAAGAACCAACCGCTTCAGATATCACTGTTTTGATTATGTCATCACACAACAACTCTAATGTCAAGATAAAATATAATGATTGTATTCCTACAAACATAGGGTCAATTACTTTGGCGTCAAACGCAGGCGATTTGCAGTTCACCACCTTTCAAGTTTCTTTTAGGTTCGTATCATTTGAGATAAGTTAATTATGCGAGTTATTGATATAAAGAATCCTCGGGTTCTTTCTTTGTTAGAAAATTTCAAATCTTTTATTGAAAAATATGATGTTGTCAATAACAACACCAACATGGAAGACAACACTTCCTCAAATCATTGGATCTCAAACGAGTACAGAGATTACATAATAGGATTGGGCAAATTGCATGAAGGTGGGCCTGAAAACGCCAAATCTTTTGCGTTAAAACCAGAACATTATCACGGTTCTGATCCCAACTACAAAAAAGATTTTGTAAAAATAGATGAATCTATTAAACTAGAGTTGGGCATTAAGTCTAACGCTTTGTCGCAACTCTATCCGCCCGAAGGGTTTATTGCATGGCATAACAATGCCAATGCGACTGGATACAATTTAATTTTTACATGGAGTGAAACTGGAGATGGGTGGTTTAAGTATATTGATAAATACGGAAAAGAAATTACTCTGCCAGATAAAAAGGGTTGGTCTCTGAAAGCGGGTTATTTTGGAGACTATGAAAGTGATGAGTTATGTTATCATGCCGCATATACAAAGTGTTGGAGGATAACTCAGTCTTTTGTTGTTAGTGACGATAAAGACTACTGGGAAGATGTGCTAGATTATATTAGTGGAGATTGATTATGATGTTAGACCTTGAGTCTATTTTAAAAGAATGGCAAGAAGATTGTCAAATACCGCAACACCAACTTGACGAAACACAACGACTAACTCCCAACTTACATGCTAAGTATTTGCAATACTTGTCGTTGACCAAACTAAATCTTAAACGTGCAGAACATGCACAACACGACTTGTTGAAAGACAAGTGGCACTATTATCAGGGAAGCATGGATCAGGATTCGATTCGTGAGCGTGGATGGAATCCAGATCCCTTTGATGGACTACGTGTACTTAAAGGTGATATGGATCGATATTATAATGCAGACAAGGACATTCAAAAGTCCGAAGAGAAAATTGCATATCTTAAAACTATCATAGATACTTTGGAAGAAATCATTCAGACGTTGCGGTGGAGACATGCAACAATAAAAAACATAATGGATTATCGGAAGTTTGAATCAGGCGCATAATGGATAACACGATAAGAGTGAAGATGTTGAATCACTCGTACATGGCGATAGAATCTAATCCCGCACAAGAACAAGAGTTGAGAGACTATTTTTCTTTCTTTGTGCCGGGCTATCGTTATATGCCTGCATATAAGAGAAAGGTCTGGGACGGCAAGATCAAACTCTACAACATGGTGACCAAACAGATTCATGTTGGTTTGTATCATCACCTACGCACCTTCTGCGGTGAAAGATTCTACCCTATGCAGATCATCTCTAGTTCAGAGTATGGAACGCCTGTTGATAGTAATAAGATCAATCATCCTGAACTGGTAAAGTTCTTGTCAAACCTAGAAACGCCTTTTGAGACAAGAGATTATCAGTATGATGCGATTGCACACGGATTAGAAAAGAAACGTTGTTTGTTGTTATCACCTACCGGCAGCGGCAAGTCTTTTATTATATACAATATAATGCGTTGGGTCAAGGAGAAAGTTGACGGAAAGATATTGATTATTGTTCCGACAACAAGTCTGGTTGAACAGATGTATAAGGACTTCGAAGAGTATGGATTTGATGTGGAAAATGAGTGCCATCGAATCTACTCAGGTAAGGACAAGGTGACAGAAAAACAGGTCATTGTTTCTACATGGCAGTCCATCTATAAGTTCGGAAAGGAATACTTCGAAGACTTTGACTGTGTGTTCGGAGATGAAGTTCACTTATTTAAAGCAAAGTCTCTATCCACTTTGATGGACAAGTGTATTAATGCAAAATATCGATTTGGTACTACAGGTACGCTGGACGGAACAGAGACGAACAAATTAGTACTTGAGGGATTGTTTGGGCCTGTGTTTAGAGTCACTACGACTGTTAAGTTGCAAGAAAACAAAACTCTTGCTGAACTGGACATCTCTATAATTCTGTTGAAATACCATAATGACATTTGTCATGATATGAAAGGTAAGACCTACCAAGAAGAGATCGACTATATAGTTAATAACAAAGCAAGAAATAAGTTTATAACAAAACTTGCTTTAGATCAAAAAGGAAATACTTTGGTTATGTTTCAATTCGTGGAGAAACACGGAAAGGTTCTCTATGAGTTAATTCGAAACGGTGCGGAGAAAGGACGAAAAGTATTCTATGTCTCTGGTGAAGTAGATGCGTCTGACCGTGAACAAATACGTGGTATAGTAGAAAAAGAAAAAAATGCAATCATTGTTGCCTCATTGGGGACTTTTAGCACAGGCATCAACATACGTAATCTGCATAACATTGTGTTTGCTACGCCTTCCAAGTCTCAAGTCAAAGTCCTTCAATCCATTGGACGGGGGCTTCGACAGTCTGATAACAATCAGCGCACATCTTTATTTGATATCGCTGACGATTTTTCTGTCAAAAATCATAGAAATTTTACTCTGAACCATAGCGGAGAAAGAATAAAGATATATACCAAAGAAGGATTTAAATACAAGATATATCCCATAAACCTTAAAGGAACTGAATAATGACATATGACTTGACAAGGGTCAAACAACTAAAACTAGTCACAGGCGAAGAAGTTATATGCGAAGTAGTTGATGAAGATGAAGAGGACATTATTGTAAGGAACGCTCTTACTATTCAGTTTCATATCACTGAAGAAGGTACTAAGATGTGGACGTTCAAATACTTTATGTGTTATCAGGATGATCCAGATCGATTTATATTAATTAAACCAGATAAAATTGTTGCTGTGGCTAAACCGATCACCGACCTACTGAAACAATATATAAGTGGACTTGAAGCGATGATTGATTTTGGTGAAGAAACCGAAGTTGATCCTATGGAGAGACACTTAAAGAAAGACAGTGACGGTTCAAATATTATAGAGTTTCCGACTGTCCATTAGGTATATTATCCGGCGGTGACCGTTGAACAGAGTTTATCACAAAAATAAAACTTTGTCAAGAGTAAATTTTAATTGACATGTACTGTATCGTATGATACACTTTCTGTACTACTTTATAAATGGAGATATTATGGCCAAGGTAAAACCAAAAGAAAAACCGCATTACGTTAACAACAAAGAGTTTTCTCAGGCGGTTGTGGACTACTGTACGACTGTGCAAAAAGCAAGAGATCAGAAAGAAAGTACGCCTGTTGTCACTGATTACATTGCTACTTGTTTTCTCAAAATCGCAGAGGGTCTATCTCACAAGTCTAATTTTGTTCGATACACCTACCGTGAAGAGATGGTAATGGACGCAGTAGAGAACTGTCTCAAGGCGATTGAGAACTATGACATCGAAGCTGCAACACGATCAGGAAAACCAAACGCCTTTGCATATTTTACTCAGATTTCTTGGTATGCATTTCTTCGGCGCATTCAGAAAGAAAAGAAACAACAGGACATCAAACTAAAGTACATCTCTGAAGCAGATGTTGCAGAGTTTCTTGAAGAGAACACAGAAGGTGGATATTCCGACTACAACGGATCTCAACCTTTTGTTGACCAACTTCGTATGCGAATCGACTCAGTAAAAGATGCCGACACTCAGTTCAAGGAGTACATGCAAGATCAGAAGAAACAACGCAAGAGACGTGCAGTATATGTTGATTCTGATTTAAATGATTTTATGGTTTGACATTTGTCTCTCAATGGGGTATAATGTCTGATATATTTGTAAATGGTATATTATGAAAATCGCACTGCTAAACGATACCCACTGTGGTATTCGTAATTCCTCTGACATTTTTATGGGATATCAAGAACGCTTCTATTCGGAAGTGTTCTTTCCCTATTTGTTAGAGAACGATATCAAACAAATTATTCACCTTGGTGACTACTACGACAATCGTAAGACTGTCAATTTCAAAGCATTGAATCACAATCGTACAATCTTTCTTGAGAAACTACGAGAACATGGTATCACTATGGATATTATTCCAGGCAACCATGACACTTACTTCAAGAATACGAACCGACTGAACTCGCTTAAAGAGTTGCAGGGTCACTACATGAACGAAGTGAACATTGTTGAGAAACCTACTGATATGAAGTATGGATCTATGACAATGGCTCTGATACCTTGGATCAATGCAGAGAATGAGAAAGCAACACTTGAGTTTCTTTCTACTTCAAAAGCAACACATGTGGGTGCACACTTAGAACTTGCTGGATTTGAAATGGATCGTGGGTTAGTGTGTAAGGATGGTATGTCGCCCAAACATTTTGAAAAGTTTGAGATGGTTCTGACAGGACACTTTCATGCCAAGTCTTCGCAAGGTAATATCCATTATCTTGGCGCACAGATGGAATTCTTTTGGAATGATTGCGGTGATGCAAAACACTTTCATGTTCTTGATACCGAAACAAGAGAACTGACAGCGATTCGCAATCCTATCAGTATCTACGAAAAGATCTACTATGATCATGAAAAGATAGATGACTTTAAGTTCAAGGATATGCGATATCTTGACAACAAGTTCGTCAAGGTAATTGTGGTAAACAAAGGTGATGCTCTAAAGTTCGAACGATTCATTGATCGTGTGCAACAACAGAAGATTCATGAACTCAAGATTGCCGAGGACTTCAAAGATTTCCTTGGTGAAAATGTCGGAGATAATGATTTAAGAGTTGACGACACTCAAACTTTAGTGTATGATTATATTGATAATGTTAATACCGACTTAGATAAGGAACGTATTAAACTAGAAATTTCTGCCCTCATGACCGAGGCGCAGACAATGGAGATTGTGTGATGGCGGGAAAGGGTGACAAACCACGTCCTATCGAAGTGGATCGTAAAACCTTCGAAGACAACTGGAATCGCATCTTTGGAAACAAGGACGCTATGTATGAGTCTGACAATCCGTTAGAGGGTGGTGTTCAAGCACAGATGTGGGAACACCATTGTTCTATGAATGGTCGTCATATGGTAGAAAAGGGACATCCTTGTAATTGGTGTGGCGAGTACGAGGACGGTACTCTTGATTAAATTTTCAAAACTCAGATACAAGAACTTCTTGTCGTCTGGGAATTCTTTTACAGAGATTGACTTCACTCTATCTCCTACTACTCTTGTGGTGGGACATAATGGCGCAGGCAAGTCTACTATGTTAGACGCTTTGTCGTTTGCTTTGTTTGGTAAGTCACATCGCAAGATATCCAAGCCTCAACTGGTGAACTCTATCAACGGAAAGGGTCTATTAGTCGAAGTAGAGTTTTCTATTGGTTCACAAACGTACAAGGTTATTAGAGGAATCAAACCAAACGTCTTTGAGATATGGGTTGACGGAAACATGTTAAACCAGAACTCTCATGCAAAAGAGTATCAACAGGTTCTTGAGAAAAACATTCTCAAACTGACACACAAATCCTTTCATCAAATCGTAGTGTTGGGTTCTAGTTCCTTTGTTCCTTTTATGCAGTTAGCGTCTGGTGCTCGCCGTGAAGTTATCGAAGACCTTTTGGACATCAATATCTTTTCTAAGATGAATGGTCTACTCAAAGAAAAGATGTCTATTCTTCGGGAAGATATAAAAGAAAATGGTCACCAGATTGAAATGGTCAAGACCAAGATCAATGCACAGAAAAAGTATCTGCGTGATCTATCTGCCGTAAACTCCGCATACCGTAAGGAGAAAGAAGATAAAATCTCCGCAGTAAATGCGGAGATTGCTACTCTACAGGAGCAGAACGCTAAGTTGTCGCAGTTTATTGTAGAGAAAGAACCGCCTCTTCTTGCAGACATTGAAAAGAACGAAGAGAACCGAAAAAAGTTATCAGAGTTTTCTTCGACATTTAAGACTCAGATTAAGTCAGTAGTAAAGGAAGCAAAGTTCTTTGAAGAGAACGAACACTGTCCTACGTGTGATCAACATATCGAAGAGTCTTTGCGAGAACAAAAGAAGGACAAGGCATACAAGAGGGCAAAAGAACTCAACACTGCAATGAACAAGGCTGAGAAACAGTCCGAAGAATATGATTCTCTTGCAGAAGCGTATGAAGCGATGATGACCGCAATTCGAAACAAACAAAACGATTTGAACAACAACAATCAGACCATCAGCAGATTGCAGAAAAACATTACAGACCTTCAGAAAGAGATTGAGTCTTTGTCGGACACAAGTAGTGATATGTCCAAGGCAAATGAAGAACTCGAAACCCTGAATGGTGAACTGTTTGGTAAACAAGATGAAAAGTACAAACTGAATGAACAATATTCGTACAATCAAGTGAGTGCCGAACTGCTTAAGGACACTGGAATCAAGACTAAGATCATTAAGCAGTACATTCCAGTGATCAATAAATTGACTAATCAGTATTTGCAGACACTTGACTTCTTTGTACACTTCGATCTGGATGAGAGTTTCAATGAGACCATTCGTTCACGGTTCCGTGACAACTTCTCGTATGACTCATTCTCTGAAGGAGAGAAACAACGTATTGACCTATCTCTACTGTTTACGTGGAGACAGATTGCCAAGATGAAAAATTCTGTGGCAACCAATCTACTGATCCTTGACGAAACATTTGATTCATCTTTAGATGATGATGGGGTTGACAATCTTATGAAAATCCTGTATAGTCTAGGGGAAGAAACAAATGTTTTTGTTATCTCCCATAAAGCGGAATTGGAAGATGCACAGTTTCAACGTAGGTTGGAATTCGTGAAGGACAAAAACTTTTCAAAATTGAAAGCAGCTTGAGGAACTAAATCATGGAACTATCTGATCGTACTTTATCGGTACTGAAAAACTTTGCTAACATCAACTCTAACATTGTCTTTCGACAAGGCAGTGAACTAAAGACCATATCGGTTGCAAAGAACATTCTTGCAAAAGCATCTTTGACCGAATCCATTCCACAAGAGTTTGGAATCTATGATCTGAATGAGTTTCTTAATGTGTTGTCTCTTGCAGACAATCCAAATCTTTCTTTTGAAGAAAAACATCTAGTGGTCTCTGACCAAACAGGTCTTAGGGGTTTGAACTATTTCTATTCGGACGTTGACATGTTGTCTACTCCTACTAAAGACGTGGTAATGCCTGAAGCGGAAGTTAAGTTTACACTAGATACTGACACATTGAATCGACTGAAGCGTGCCGCAGGTGCACTTGGTCATGATGAGATTTCTATCACTCCCGATGGAACTTCGATTCGTCTGACTGTTGTGGATAAGGATGATGCGACATCTAACAGTTTCTTTTCTAATGTGGAAGGCGAGTTTGCTGAAGGAGTTGATTTCAACTTTATTCTGAACGTAAACAATCTGAAGGTGATTAACGAAGACTATAAGGTTAGTATTTCATCTAAACTGATTTCTAACTTCAAGTCTCTGCAGTCACCTATCGAATATTTTATTGCACTTGAAAAATCATCAAAATACGGAGCTTAATCATGGCTGATAAAAAAACTGAAGCAAATCCTCAAGACGAACGAATTGCAGTATTGCAAGATCTCGCAAATCGTGTTGCACGATCTACGGTTGCAGTAGTAGACACTGTGGTTCAACGTGGAGGATTTAAAGGCGAAGAACTTTCTACCATTGGTGGTTTGCGTGACCAAGCTATTGAAGTTATTCAGTTAGTAGAACAACTTCAAAACGATGGTTAAGGTTGTTTACAAACACTGGAAGAAAGAAAAAACTCTGGAAGTAGTTGGTACAATGCCTCCAGAGTTAAACAACGGATCAAGTGATCGTCTCGTTGTTAAAACGATTGATGGTAAGTTTGAGGATGTTTTCAAAAGTACTATCATTCGTGTTGAAGATTATGCGGAGATACGATAGAGTAGGCGTTGGAGTCCTTTCAACGTGGTCTGGGCGGTTCGGACGCTCCGCTCCAATTTGGAGTAAATTATGTTTAAAAATTATATCCCCGATGTAGTTGTTCACATGCGGGAACGTGATGAATCTATTGGAGGAGAGAATCCTTACAAGTGGGTTCGCAAAATGACTAGTGAGTTGTTTGCTGGAAAGAAGATTATTCTTTTTGGATTGCCTGGCGCATTCACTCCTACTTGCACCAACGAACAACTGCCTGGTTTCGAACGTCTATATGACGAATTCATCAAACTAGGTATTGATGAAATCTGGTGTACTTCTGTCAATGATGCCTTCGCCATGAACAAGTGGGCAAAGGATCTTGGTATCGAAAAGGTCAAGATGTTGCCCGATGGTAATGGTGAACTTGCTGAAACTATGGGTTATCTTGTAGACAAGTCTAACCTTGGTTTCGGTAAGCGCTCTTGGCGTTATGCTCTTCTGGTAGACAATATGTCTATTGAAAGGTGGTGGGACGAAGATGGTCAGTCTGAACTCTGTCCAGAAGATCCTTACGAAGAATCTAAACCAGAAAATGTACTTGCTGCACTTTAATAAAACGCCCCTCTTGACTTAGAGGGGTTTTTTGTGATACTATTGTTTTTTGAATTTTACATTATGGAGTTTATATGCAAGATGAGTTCTTGTGGGTCGAAAAATACCGGCCACGTAAAGTCTCTGAGACTATCCTTCCCGACTCCCTTAAAGACACTTTCCGAAGGATTGTAGATGGCGGTGAGATTCCGAACATGTTGTTTAGTGGGACTGCTGGCACTGGCAAGACCACTATTGCACGTGCCATCTGTGATGAACTTGGACTTGACTATATTGTCATCAACGGTTCCGAAGAGGGAAACATCGATACCCTTCGTGGTAAGATCAAACAGTTTGCATCTTCCATCTCTCTGAGTGGTGGGTACAAGGTTGTCATTCTGGATGAGGCAGACTATCTAAATCCTCAGTCAACTCAACCTGCCTTGCGTGGGTTCATCGAAGAGTTCTCTAAGAACTGTCGGTTTATTCTGACATGTAATTTTAAGAATCGCATTATCGAACCACTACACTCTCGTTGTTCGAACTACGAGTTTAACTTCAATAAGAAGACTCTTGCAAAACTGTGTGAAGACTTCTTTGTTCGTGTTATCAATATACTAGAAACCGAAGGTGTTGCTCATAACAAGGATACACTCGCACAGGTAATTATGCGTCACGCTCCAGACTGGAGACGTGTGTTAAATGAGTTGCAACGTCACTCTATCTCTGGACAACTAGAAACTACGGTTCTCATTAATGACGCAAATGAGAACTACAGTGTTCTTTTCAAGGCACTGAAAGAAAAGGATTTTAAGAAGATGCGTTCGTGGGTTGTAAACAATATGGACGTAGAACCCGCCTCTATCTTTAGGGGTATATATGATATCATGTATGAACATGTACAACCACAATCGATTCCTCAACTGGTGTTGATTCTTGCGGATTACCAGTACAAGAATGCTTTTGTGGCAGATCACGAACTAAACCTAGTTGCGTGTATGACTGAAATTATGGCTAACGTGGAGATAAAGTAATGGCTAATCATGTAAGAACAACTGTTGAAGTTGAAGGTGTAAACAAAGAAACTCTTGCACAAGTAAAAGAGTGGTTTGCTTTTATGAAGGGAACCAGAATCGGAAAAGATCTCTTTGGTGTAGAGATGGACGAAGGATCTAGTTGGGGAGACGAACGCTATAATGTTCACAATCTTTTTGCTGACGGTGTTGCAGAGTGGGATTGGTACACCAATAACGTAGGTGCAAAGTGGTGTCACTTCGAAGAGGTTAGTTTCTCTGACGACTCGTTTTATTTTGAGTTGCAATCAGCGTGGTCTTATCCAGAACCTTTGATCGAACGTATTAATCGTCAACTGACAAATCTTCAGGCCGAAGGTACGAAGATGTTTATCACCTATGAAGACGAAATGCCTAACTTTGTCGGCGCACAAGTCTGGGAAGATGATGTGATGGTTGATGGATTTGAGTGTGATGACGAAGAACTGACCGAAGAGATTCGTGAATCAAATCCAAGGTACGGTGAACTGTATGACAAGTACATGGAAGATGAGTTGACCGAAGAAGAGGAAGAAGAGTACAATGATCTTCGATGGGAAACTCAGGGTGACGTTATCTGGACTTTGAATTCGAATTTGTTTGAAGCTTGGCGATAATGAAACGGTTAGACAACAAGTTGCACTGGACGACAGAAGTATCTGAAAAACTTCTTTTAGCAACAATAGGGTTTATGACAGTAATTGCTTCTGTACATTATGTTTATGATATGTACTTGCAGATGTCTATATCCCTAGCGGATCTGTTCATGTTGTTTATCTACGCAGAAGTACTAGGCATGGTCGGTGCGTTTTACCAGACGACTCGCATACCTGTGACACTCCCTATCATTATTGCCATCACTGCATTGTGTAGACTTATTATCTTACATAGTAAAGAGATGGAGTCAATGCAATTACTCGCAGAATCAGGCGCTATTGCGATCCTTGCGGGATCTGCATACTTGATGTCTCTGAAGGACAAGATGAGTCTGGAAAAAATGAGACTGCGAGATGAATAAATGGGATTTCGCTCATATGAAGACGGCTGAGAATTATGCTCAGTTGTCTTCTGCGAAACGTGCACAAGTAGGATGTGTACTTGTCAAGGACAATCGTATACTTTCTATTGGGTACAACGGAATGCCTTCGGGTTGGGATAATCAGTGCGAGTACTATGATTCCACAAAAGATGATGTTGTGACCAAACCCGAAGTACTTCATGCCGAGACAAATGCACTTGCAAAGGTTGCGTGTAGTTCCGAATCTTCTGAAGGGTCAGTACTATATACTACGATGCTTCCCTGTTTAGATTGTGCCAAACTAATCTATCAATCAAAAATTAGTCGGGTTGTCTACCGAGACACATATCCAAAAGGAACAGCAGGAAAAGATTTTCTTGTTAAATGTGGTATTGAGGTGACACAACTATGAGTGAAGATTTTGATCAATATGAAATGTCTCCAGCAGACAATGTTTTATACTTTGGAAAAAATATTGATGTAAGAATTTGTCCTAAGAATGCAATGTCTACTATGAAAAAGGCGATACGAATTTTTTATGGAAAGGACGGAAAAGATATTAGAGATTCTGAAGGAAGACAGGTAGGAAATTATAAGTGGAGGCACTATCATTCTAGAAAATATTCGGATCAGTTTGACATGCCTTTTCGTAAGAACTCTCTTCGAATAGCAATAAGAAGGGATCCTGTTGATAGGTTTAGATCTGCTTGTGAGTTTATTCAAAGAAAGAGAGAATATTTTCTATCGAAGAACAGACAACTTCCAGAACTAAGTTTGCAGATTGATGATGTCTTGACTGACCTTGAAAAAGGCACAATAAAGAACAATCATTTTTATACTCAGTCTTGGTATATGGGTCATGTGTCAGATTACGATATGGTATTTCACATTGATGAAACACATAAATTACTTGCATTTGTGAAGAATTCGTGTACCATAGAACATGATGGTTTTGAAAAAATTGATGTGAATAAAACCCACAGTAAACTATATAATGATGCGTTAAGTCCAGAACAGACTGATCGTATACGTGAACTTTATAATAAGGATTTCAAGAATGGCTGGTGCAAACTCCAAGACCGTAACTCCGTTTGACTTTCTTAATACCATCAATTCAACTAAAAAGGATTTGATGGAAGATCCTGACAACGAAAACAAATATGTTTCGTTTGTCGTTAACCGAAGTCTTTCCTACTTCAACGATACGGTTCTACTCGCCAATGAGATGAACCGTTATCATCACCTTGATGGAAAACTACAATATCATTTTTTACTAAATATAACAAGGAAACGTAAACGTTTTTCCAAGTGGGTTAAACCCGAAATAGAAAATGATATTGAAGCGGTGAAAGAGTATTATGGATATAGCAATGATAAAGCAAGACAAATCCTCTCTCTTCTCTCCGCCGAACAACTAACAACAATTAAAAACAAGGTGAATAAAGGTGGAAGAAAATAACTTAGTCGAATGGAACTCCAGCCTCATGCTGGAAATCACTCTGGCAGAACCAGACGATTTTTTGAAAGTCAAAGAGACATTAACCCGTATTGGCATTGCGTCTCGTAAGGATAACAAGTTGTATCAGTCTTGTCATATCCTTCATAAACAAGGACGATATTTTATCGTACACTTCAAAGAACTGTTTATGTTAGACGGTAAAAAGTCTAATCTAGAACTGGCTGATGTACAACGAAGAAACACTATTGCAACTCTACTTCAAGATTGGGGTCTGGTAGAAATCCAGAACAAAGAAGTTGCAACCGACTGTGCACCTATGCGAACCATAAAGATCATTGGATATAAGGATAAAGAAAACTGGGAGTTGTGTCCCAAGTATAATATTGGAAACAAGTGATGTTTAAAATCTTTGAAGATCGTGATGATGATATAGCAGAAAAAAAGTTTTTCTTTGGCAAATTACCGCCAGGCACAGTTGAGATATGGGATTGGAATCAACACATCAAAATGTTGAACTCACATCCAGATGAACTTATAGACAAAAAATCTGACAAATTTAGAATTGGGTTGAACGCCTTTCATTCTAGACCTTCTGCACCAGACTTTGCAAAGGATGTTGAACAAGAAATGCAAGATGTTTTTGCTTTGCATGGAAACAAGATCACTAATATTGCCTTTACTGGATTTGGTAAAGAGTCCGGCAGTTATCCTTGGCACAAAGACTCTATGGATGTCTTTCTGGTACAGGTTATTTCTACCATTGGATTAAGGGTAGAAGGATTTAATAACGATGAAGAATTTGATTTCTTGCCTGGCGACTATGTGTGGTTGCCACGTGGTACACACCACCAAATATTTCCACGTGAAAGTAGAGTGACATTTTCTTTCGGAGTCGAAGGAAATCCTGATCCCTCAATATATTTTTAATATAAATAGTCACGGATATGCGGATGTGCCGGTATCCATTAATCTTGCTTTAAAAAAGGAGAAAACACTATGACTAATCTTAAAGCTAATACACTTTTCCCACGCTCTTCGTTTGTTGGTTTCGATCACCTGTTTCAAGATCTTGATTGGGTTGCTCGACATGCAGCAGATACGTATCCTCCACATAACATTGTGAAGGTCGGTGAAAACGATTATCAAATTGAAATCGCAGTGGCGGGATTTACTCTGAACGATCTGGAGATTGAACAGGATGAACGCACTCTTTCCGTTAAAGGTGAGAAGGTGAAAACGGAAGGTGAAGAAGAACCTTCGTACATCCATAAGGGAATTTCGCAGAAGAAGTTTAAGAGAGTGTTTCGTCTGTCCGAATATGTCTATGTGGATGGTGCTTCACTGAAGGATGGAATTCTGTCAGTCAACTTGAAGTTTGAACTGCCGGAAGAGAAGCGGCCTCGTAAAATCGATATCACCTAATACTATTCTACGAGGAGAGAAATGAAAAACTTGGCTATCTTAGCCTTGTGTCTAGTTTCTTCCTTCGCTAGTGCAAACGAGATTGAAGAAGTTGTCGTGAAGGCGAGGCAAGTTAAGATCGTCTTTCAGAAGCTTGCAGAAAATCATCGTCAGAATCCTATCACTGGAAACTGGCACTATGTCGAAGAGAAAGAAAACTCAGATAAAGACAAGGCATAATTTAAGGGGACGCAATGTCCCCTTTTCTTGAACGATATATAAAAGGTATAATATGAGGAACATGAAATGCGTAAGAACTTAATATATCAGTATTGGGATGGTGAGATAAAAGAATCCTGTCGAGCAGGTGTTGATGCGATGAAGAAGTATGCTGACCGACTTGGTGCAGAATACATCTTTGACGAAAACCCTAACTTCCTCAAAACTCATTTTGGATACGACTTCGGAAACTACTCTCCGCACTACGGAGCATTCCGTCCTATCTACGATAAGTTCTTCGACAACTTTGAAACCATTTTGTTTTGTGACACCGATGTTTTTCCTGTTGATGGACTGGAGGAAAATATCTTTGATGAGTTTTTAGGCGAGATTGGTATCTGTGACGAACCGTTTCAACCAAAACAACGAACCATTACCAAAGGAAGAATCACATCCCAACAAGACGAACGTTGGGCAAGAATGGTCGAAGAACTGTGGGATACTAAAGTTCCTAGAACTGCCGAAGGACTTGTAGAAGTTTTCAATACAGGTATGGTTCTGTACTCTAGAAAAGCAAGACGCAAAGCCAGAGACAAGTGGACAGATCCCAAAGAGTATGTTGATGCAGTACGCAAATATGGTTTAGATGCTTTCTACACTTGTGACCAACCATACTTACATGCACAGATGTTTGTTCATAACTTTGTGGTACAACGAATGGACAATGGTTGGAACTCGTACATTCACTTTACCCGAGACATTCATCATGAGGACAGGTATCTTTGCGACTGGCGGGATGAGAACACCAAGTTTGTACATGTTCAGTTCGCAGGCGCTGACAACCTAGACGCAGATACACACTGGAAGATTGTAAACATGCCTCGTGATATGTGGGGAATAAACGTACAATAAAGACGATATATTTGTAGCGAAATGAAAGCATACCAGATCGTAATTAAAGGAAATGAAATCAGTGAAGAGTACGCTCGTATATCACGTGAGTCTTTCAAACCCCTGACCGATACAGGCGCACTAGAGATAATTACGTTTGATGCAATTACACCTGAGTCCGAAGACTTTGATTCGCAGATAAGTAAGTATCGTTTTGTTCCGTCTATCATGATGGCTGATTTGGATGGAAAGAATCCACGTAAGGAAGATCACTCTCCGACCGAAAAGGCAGGGTTTTGTTCTCACTGGGAATTGTTGCGACAAGCTTCTGAATCTGACGAAAGATTCTTGGTGATGGAACATGATACCTTTTTATTAAAACAACACACAGAGACTTTTACTGAACTCCTTGATATCATCAAGGACGGCAATATTATGTACGCAAACATCGGTTTGTTTATGGGGTGTTATTCTATTGAAAAGAATGCCGCAAACTGGATGTATGAACTACTTACTGAAGGCAAAGAGTGGGGAGAGAGATTTCCTATTAACTGCGGCCCATACTGTACGCTTCAAAGATTGTTCGCTACATACACATCATCGGTTTTAAAACCCAACAACTTCTTTGATTTGTCTGAGGATGAACCTACCACTATACATCCTTGGCATCATTGTGATACACTTTATTTTGGAAGGGATTGTCAAGAACCTTTTAACAAATATGATATGGAACCAATGAACTCTTTGTCAAATCCCACAACTCAAGTGGTGTCGAAAAACCTTTGTGTGACACAAGATCATCATGGATACTCAAAGCAGATGATTGAATCGCCTTGGACTAGACATCATTATTTTCACGTAATAGATTGACAGATGCTATATACTATGGTAGTATAGTAAGATTAATTAATTGTGGAAGTAATATGTACAAACCGTATACCTTGCAAGATGTTTTGGACGGAGAATCCCAAAACAAGTTTAATGTAATTTCAACATTTGCTGGTGGGGGTGGTTCCTCTACTGGTTATCGCCTCGCCGGAGGTAAGATTCTTTGCGTAAATGAGTT